GCCGTGTCGTCGAGCATCAGGCCCGCCGGCGTCTGCAACACCACACGCGGCATGGCGTCGTTCTTGAGCAGCGCCCGGACGTAGCGCATCGCTTCGTTGGTGGCGTCCACCTCGGCGGCCACGGCCACGATCGGCGACAGCGCGACCCACGGCTGCTCGAGGTCGACACTGGGCCAGCGGATTTGGATGACGTCCTCGACCGGTACCGGCTGTTCGGTCCCGTCGGCGTTGACGTAGTCGTATCGCGAGATCCACATCCTGGCGCTGGCGTCCGTCGACGGCACCGGCACCATCTGGCCCGCGTGGTACGGCCAGAGCTCCACCGGCACGCCGCGTCGATCGCGGACCACGTGGATGTAGGCGTTGCCGCCGACGGCAGCGTACACGGCACACAGCGTCCAGAACTCCCGCTGCGAGTGCATCGGGTTCGGTCGCGACAGCAGCCGCGCCAGCGGCGATGCGCCCATCTCCTCGCCCTGCGCGTTGTAGCAGCGCAGCACGGGCTCGACGAGGTCGAAGGCGAGCGTCGACACGCAGGCGTACACCGCCGCGTTGCGCCGATACCCGTCACGCGACAGCGCGCGCCACGTCGGATCGAGCACGGTGGTGTCGATCCAGCGCGGCACGATGGGCAGCCCGCCGGCTTTGATGAGCATTCGCGCCAGCCCGTAGCGCAGCCGCGTCGACCAGTTCATTCAGCGCCCTCCCACTCGATCGCGATCTGCCGCAGGACGTCAGGCACGTCGCGCTCCGCCTGGCCGATCACGACGCGCCCCACGCCGGCAGCGACCACGAGGATCGCGCAGTTGTAACACGGCACGTCAGTGACAAACAGCGTCGCCCCAGCTGCGCGCCGTCCGGCCTCGAGCAGCGCCGCCGCTTCGGCGTGCACCGCGTAGCAGTCGTGGTACGCCGGATCGACTGCGCCGTCACGATACGCTCGGCGACACACGGCTGCGCACGACACCATGTCGCGCGCGCCGACGACCACACGATTATAGCCGACGCCGACGACGTCGCCATATTGCACCACCACCGCGCCAATCTGCCGGCGCACGCACTGCGACCGGCGCGCGGCATACCGCGCCGCTTGCATGATCGCACTCATCGTGTCTCCATGTAATCCATCGGTCGCAGCAGCGCCGCGACGCGTCGCCGCGCGATCTCGCAGTACTCCTCGTCCTGATCGATGCCGACGAAGCGCCCTGCGCCGGCAGCGATCGCGCCGCGGCCCGTGCTGCCCGAGCCGCAGAACGGATCGAGCACCACGCCGCCCGGCGGCGTCACGAGCTGGCACAGCCACGTCATCAGCGCTGTGGGCTTGACGGTCGGATGGTGGTTGTGCAACGGCTGGCGAACTGCGTTCTCACCTCGTCGTCGATCGTACTCTGTCCATGTGTCGATCCCGCCGAATGGCATTTTGAGCGGCAGATCGTCACAGCCGTCGTCGCGATCGGCGCGCTGGGCCTTGGCGCAGTAGAAGTAGCGCGCCGCATCGCCCATGCCGTTCGTCGCGATGTCGCTGCCGTCGTGCAGGACGTTGGCGGGCCAGCGCTCGCCGTTGCGACACGCATCGATCTGCAGCGCGCCAGTGCCGTAGGCTGCGCCGTTGGCCGCGACGGTGCCGCGCAGTGGCTTGCGCGCCATGATGATCGGCTCCACGGCAGGCTTCAGCGACGCATGGCTCTTCGGGAACCCGCTGCCGTGAATCCACATCAGCATGTCGCGGATATCCCAGCCGGCGTCCTCGATGGCGACGGCGAGCCGGTGCACGGTCCGCGTGCCGCCGAACGCGAGGAGATGCGCGCCGGGCTTCGCCACGCGCAGTGCCTGCGCCCACGCATCGACGCCAGGTACGCTGCCGTCCCAGTGCCGGCCCATCAGCCGGAACCCGTACGGCGGATCGGTGACGACGGCGTCGACGCTGTCCGCATCGAGCGTCGCCATAATCGCAGTGCTGTCTCCATGTCTCACATCGATGATCATCGTGTCCCCTAGCTAACTTCTTTGCTAACTTCTTTGCTAAGCGGATCCTCCCCAACCAGCTTTAGCAAAGTCGGCACTACTAAAAGACGACGTTCGGCAGCGTCACCATGTATGGCCTGTACGGCGTCTTGCTGTCCGCGCCGCTTGCATGATCGGACTCATCGTGCCTCCCAGTCGGATTATTCATTGTCGGCTCCGGATGTAGCGCACTCGGCACGGCGTAATGCCTGTTCGGCGATATGGCAGCGTTCGATGGCGCTTTGTAGCGCGGCGCTGAGCGCTTTAACCGAACATCGGTCCGAATGCCTGAATGCACGAAATGGATGACGTGCATCGGCTAGGGCATAGTACGCCGTCATATAGGCCACGTTTGCGGCGTGATATTCGGAGCGAAGTCGTGTTATATCATCATGCATAAGCGCATCTGTATAACGCGGCGCGCCGAATCGCGCGCCGCTTGCATGATCGGGTTCATTTTCTCACACCAGCAGGTTCGGGATCGTCGTGAAGTACGGCAGGAACGGCGTCGAGCTGTCGCGTGTGTTACTGCGCGAGTACGCGATCACCAGCGTGCGGCCCGACGCAGACAGCGTCACCGACGCATACTTGTAGGCTGGGCTGCCGAGCCACAGCCTCTCGTACACGCCGGACACGCGCAGGCGCCACACCTCGGGCCGATAGTTGACGTTGCGGTTGAGCAGCGCGTAGTAGAACGTGAAGTCCTTGTCAGTGAAGGAGCTCCAGATCTCGACGCTGCTGCCGGTCGACGGCTGCATCGGCACTTCGCTCATCGAACTCCCCTGAACTCAACGGCCCGCAGCAGCGGCATCGCACCGCTCACGCTGTCGACCTGATCGTCGTGGCGTCCCGACGGGAACGCCGACACCTCGTCGAGGAACTCGCGGACCCACGCGCCAGCCACGAGCCGCACCTTGCCGGCCTCAGCCCGCGCCGCCCACGGCATGGCCCGCGCAATCTTGTCGCGGTCTGGCGTCACGCCACGCATCGTAATCGCCGCCAGCGCAGGATCGCGCCGCAGCTCCTGGATCGCCGCCAGTCCGTGCATCGCTTGCTCGATGGCGTGCACGACGCGTGGCTCCGCCAGCATGCAGTCGCGGATGCGCTGCCGGGCCTCCGGCCACTCCCATCGGCCGCGCACCATGTCGCGCAGGTACACCACGCCGTCCGGCGCCATGGCCACAGCGACCGACGCCGTGTAGTCCGCCGACGTCTTCGTGCTGGCGGCGAGATCCCAGTACCGCACCCAGCGCAGGCCGTCGGGCGCAGCATCGACCACGCTGAACCAGGCGCGCTGGAACATCGCGCCGCTGGGATCGACGAACTCACCCTCGATCTCCTGCGCCGCGAACTCGCTGGTGTACTGCGACTCGAGCGTGGTCACGAACTCGGACGGCAGGTACGGATTGTCGCGGCTCGACGATCTGATCAGCGCGTAGTCGTCGCTGTCGGTGCGCCACACGTCGTGCACCCAGTTGCGCCCGCGCGGCGTCGTCGTGACCCACGCCCGGCCCGGCTGGACGCGCAGACGACCCAGCATGATCAGCCACACGTCGTGCGCCATCATCGCGGCCTCGTCGAGCCAGAACCACGCGAGGTTCGGCCCGCGCAGTCGATCCGGATCATCGGCGGATCGGAACAGGATCGTCGAGCCGTTCGCCAGCTGCATGCGCATCTCGGTGCGATGCCACGACGTCACGATGCCGCCGCGCTGGGCGAGGTCGGCGACGCTGCGCAGCGTGGCGTCGCGCAGCATCGGATACGTCGGCGCCAGCACCATCCCCACCGTACCCGCCGGCATGCGCAATGCCTCGACGGCGCCGGCGCGGCTCTTACCGCTCCCGACGCCGCCGACGAACGCACGATACCGCGCCGCGCTCGACCAGAACGCCCGCTGCGGTGTCGTCGCGCTGCTGTGACGCAGCGTGATGCTACGTGTCGCCGAGGTCGATGACAATGTTGGTCTCCTGCCGGATCGTCTGCTCGACGTGCTCTCGCTGCTGCAGGTACACCTTGCCCAGCCAGATCAACATCGTGTCGCTGCCGGCCTTGGCCTTCTCGATTTGCAGTGTGCGGATCTGATGGTGCAGATTCGCACGGCCCATGCGTAAATGAGTCGCAAAACGGCGATGCAGTGTACTTTCCTGACATCCCGCCAGTACCGCGATGACCTCATCGCTGTGCCCGAGCGACGCCAGCTTCTCGATCTGCTCGCCGTCAAGTTTGATCTTCTTGATCGGTCTCGCCATTCCCCGCCTCCTTGTGCCACGCGCGGCTCATGCGTGCTACCGCCGTGTCCTCACGATACAGTGCGCCCAGGAGACCCAAACGCCGGTCTTGGTTGAGCACAAGGAGCTAGAGCTCCGGGCGATGCTGCGCGTCGAACCGCGCGACGTCGGCCCGCTGCATGGTCCGCGTCAGGCCTGCGGCAGTCGCCGCCGCCGCGATGCCTTCGAGGATGCGCGTGGCGACAGCCGCCGCCTCCCAGGGTTGCCCGCTGGCGACACCGACGAGCAGCGCCGATCCGATGCCGGCCACCACGCTGAACAGCACGATCCACGCGGCGTCGAGATCCGGCAGCGCCAGCTTCAGCAGCTCAACGAGGTAGCCGGTCACGACGGCTGCCGCACCGGTTGCGATAATGCTCTCCACAGGCTATCCCCACATTCTCAACAGGAACGACAGCGCGATCGGCACGCCTGCGCCGAGCAGACCGGCGACGGCCATGATACGAACCATCGAGTGCTCGAGACTCTCGATGCGCTCTTCGAGCTCGTCGAACTGCGTGTCGCCCTTGTCGAGCCGCTTCTGAACGACGATGATCCGCTCTTCGATCTTGCCCAGCATCACCATAATCTGCTGGATCTCGCTTGGTGTCACTGCATCGCCTCCGCTACGTCACGGCGCACCACGTTCAGATCAATGGCCCGGCCCGGGCAGCTCTTCGGCGAATTGCAGTCGCGGTGTCCGATGATGTGGATCTGCCGTCGCTGCCATCGCTGTAGTGCGACAAGGACATCATACACCACGGCGCGCATGCGCGGACTCCACGGCGCAGCATCGTACCTGCCCACGACCTCGATGCCCACGCTGTCGACGTTGCAGATGCCGGCGTGGATCCCGCGCTCGTTCAGCGCGGTCATCTGCCAGATGCCGTCGTCCTGCGGACGTGGCGAGCCGACGGCGATGAACAGATGCGGGCCCGCGGGCCAGCCCAGGCGCTGGTAGTAGTTGGCCATCGCTTCCATGCTGCGCAGGCCGCGCCACTGGGCGAGCGTCGGCACGACGGTGTGGTGCAGAACGATGCGCTGCCACCAGCTGCAGATGTTGGGATGATGATGATCGAGGTGTCGCGCCAGATCGGCTGGCGTCGCCCAGCGTCGAATGTCCATCCGGAATCGTCGCATAGTGCCTCCTGTCAACGTCAAGCGCCGGATTCTACCGAATCCGGCGCCTGCCGAACGCCGGGCGCCGCAGCCCCGTAGAAGACCCCCTCGGCGCCCACCACAGTATACCCTACAGTGTGATCAGGTTGGCGTCGGGCCAGTGCCCGTTCGCGTCACGCCCTGCCTGACGCGCTGCCCACGCAGTGGTGTAGCCGTCCGGATCGGTGCCGTGTGCAATGGCAGCCCGATCGGTGCCCCAGTCTGCTGCCACAACGTAACGCCGTTGATCGTTGATGTACAACCCAATCACGACCATATGCTCGACGCCTGGCGCTGAGTCACGGAAGTACCACGACAAGTCCTGCTCAACCACTGGAGCTTCGACCACTTCGACGGCAGGCTGAACGGACTCGACGATGTCGGCGGTGTCGCCGACCATATGGTCAGTCCCTTGTCCCTTGTCCCCTGTTGGGGGCCTTATAGGCCCCCCAACAACAGGGGACAAGGGGACAGGTAGGGGACAAATAGGGGACAACTCAGGCGACATAGGGGACAACACTGGCGACGTTTCGCATTGCAATGCGGAATCGTCTATTGCGCCACTGGCGACACCACTGGGGACAGAATCACTAGGCGACAGGGGACAAACGGTGCCCTTGTCCCCAGTGACAGGGGACAGATTTTGGTTGTCCCCAGTGACTGGCGACACACTGGCGACAGATAGGGGACAAGGTGGCGACAACACTGGCGACAGTGGCGACACGGGGTTGACGCGCCAGTTGTAGCGCCCATCCTCGCTGGCCAGTGCGGCAGTTCCGATACCCCCAGCGGCAGCGACGCCTTCCAGGTACTGCTGGCCCTTCTCGGTGATGGTGAACAACGTGTTGGTCTGTTCGATCATGAATCGCTTCAACAACCGGGAGATACTCTTGCTCACCGTCTGCCGCGACTGCCCTGACGAGTCGACGAGTGCCGACTGCGACGCGCCGTCGCGATACTGCTGCAGCATCAGGACCTCGAGGAGCTGCAGCTGCATCGGCGACAGCGGTCGATCGGCAGCTGGCGCTGCGCGATGATGGGGCGTCAGCACCACACTATCGGCCACGCCGACCATCGCGTAGTAGAGCTCCTCGAACGGCTTGCCGTTGTTGGCCTTGTCCACGCGCAGTGTGACGCGGTTGTCGTCGGCATCGGCAGCGACACGCACGACGACGCGCGACGCGCCGCGCAGCGCACTTGAGCCGCGCTCGTGGGCGTCATCCCAGCCCGCGTGATGCACGACGAGCAGCGCCGGGTTGCCGGCATCGGCGACCAATGTGCGCAGCGCCGCGACGGCAATGCCCATGTCCTGCGCCGCGTTCTCGTCGAGCCCAGCCGCGCCCAGGCACTCCGCCAGCGGATCGATGATGATCATGCGGGCCTCGAGGGCGCGGCACTCATCAGACAGCGCGCCGATCTGATCGCGATCGCGCAAGTTGATCGCCTCGGGGTAGACGTAGAACTGCCCCGGCCCCTGGCTGCGCGTGTGCTGGCACCACGCGTGGATGCGCGGCGCGAGCTCGCCGGGAGCCTCGCCGGCCACGTACACCACCGGCATGTGCTGCGCAATGGTCAGCGCGACATCGAGTGCGGCGAGGCTCTTGCCTGCGCCCGGCTTGCCGAAGAACTGCGTGATGACGCCCAGGCCGAGCAGCTTGTCGACCAACCATGTGGTCTGCGGCAAGTTCGCCAGATCACTCGCATGGATCAACGACGTGTAGCGCCGTGCTGGCGCTGTGACGCTACCAGAAGCCTCAGGAGCGACGACAGCATCGGACGCGACAGATTGCACGGGCGCGTCGTCAGCGTGGCGCTCACGTGGTTCGTCGTCGCGCCAGTCGATCCGAGCCGGATCACGCCGCCCGGCCTCGTAGCCGCTGCGCATCGTCGACACGATCTCGCGATTGCCCAGGCCGATGGCGCCGGCGGTGCTCTGCACGATGTCGAGCCACCGCTGCGCATCGGCGATGGTGCCGGCCGCGTCTAGCTGCCCGAGACGGTACGAGATCCAGTTGAGCGCCTTGTTGCGCGCGCCTTCGCCAGCCTGACTGAACTCGCCGATCAGGCGCTCCATCGCGTTCTCGCCGTATCCGTGTTTGCGAGCATCGCTGGGCGCAATTTCGAACCGAGTCGCGAGAACGCGTGGCGCGGGCGAGGTCACTGCCGGCACAGCCTCGACTGGCTGCGGCAGCAGCGCGATCATCTCCGATGCCGGCACGCAGATGGTGCCTCCGAGACGGTCCAGCGAATCCATCGTGAGGTGGCACAGATTCTCGCCGGCGATCCAGTCGTATCCGCTGCCGTCGTCTGCGCGCCAGCTCCGCTTGCGCTGCCAGTCCTGCGGGACGTCACGCATGATGATGTGCAGTCCGCGTCCGCTATGCGACCACTCGACATAGCCCAGCTTGAGCGCACGCGCCACGATCGGCTGCGCCCACGCCACCAAGCTCTTGCGATCACGCGGCGTCGCTGCCACCTTGTCGAGGTCCAGCACGGCGAAGCCGTCCGACATCACACGCGCCAGGCCGAGCCGGTCGCCCAGCTGCGGCATGACGTCATCGATGTGCCGCCGGCTGCTGACGTCCTTCTGCCACTTCTCGTAGCGCCCAGGCCGCTTCTCGCCTGCGTCCCATGTGATCCACTGATCCGCGTGCCGAATTGCCAGCGGCAGCAGTGTGAAATCCGCCTTGGTCAGGATTGCCTGCGTGCCGAGACTCGACGCCATGATGACCTCCGTGTATAATGGCGGTGTGCCGTTCTGATCATTCGCTCCGACAGAATGTGCATCCTGCGGGCCCCTGTCCTGACGCCGCCGGTTTCGTCCACCGGCGGCGTTCGTGTGTCCGGCAGTATAGCCTATCGGCGTCGCCGTGGTGCTGCTGCCGCTTCCTCCTCGGCGCGCTTCGCTGCGATGTGATCGACGATGACCATCCGCAGGTACTGCGATAGCGCCATGCCGTAGCGCTGCGCCATCTGCTCGATCTGATTGAACACGATCATCGGTACCGGCACGCTGATGCGGATTGCGTCTGGGCCCACGCGTCGTGGCGTGCGCGAACGTGGATTGGTCATAGCCGTCTCCATATAATGGCGGTTCCCATGACCACAGTATAACACACATTCTCCCCACGCACATCTATATAGCAATCGG